AGAGACAGAGAAAAAGTTAAAGGAACAGCAAGAACAGCAGCCCCAGCAGCAGGAACAAGCCGCCCGTCCGGGTCAGAGGCAGATTCCTGTGCGTGGTGCTAAAGGTATTGATGGGGTTAAAAATCCCGAAGTAAATAATCTTGCGAGGCTTCTTGTTTCAGAGGCTGGGGGTGAGGGTAAAGAAGGAATGCAAGTTATAGCTAATGTTGTTGCAAATCGTCTCTTCGATACAAAAACTAATTTTAAAAATCAAAAAACTTTTGATCAGGTTATAAGCGCAAAGCTTCCTAGTGGAAAGGGTAATGAGTTTACAGGATATAATAATAAACTGTATAACGATGCTCCTAACAGCCCCGTTTGGAAAGAGGCTGTGGATATAGCCGAAAAGCAAATTTCAGGTAAATTAGATGACGTTACCGAAGGCTCCACCTACTATAGAAATAAAAATTCTAAGGCAGGGTCAACTAAGGATGGTCAGGATTTTTTTGACAAGGGGGTCAAAAGAGGAAGATTAAAAATCTACAAAACCATAGGGAACCATACGGTCTATAAGGATACAGAGTCGTCTACATACACCCCTAATTCCGTACCTTTGCCCAAGAGAAAACCCGCTAGCCCCAACAACAGTTCCCCGGAAGGGGGAACGCCTCTCGCGCTAGAGAAACAACAAAGTTTTATGTCTCAAAATAATGAGACAAGAGTTTCTCCAATCTCTGATAAAGAGTTACAGAGAAAGGAAGAAAATGCAAGTACGACAACGTACATTGCAAAATAAGATGCAGCTACCCGTTAATTAACGGCCCTGCGTAGTACCAAACCCAACTGCGGCTACCCTTTTATAGGCCCCGTAAGGAGGAAAAATGACTAAAGAAGTACAAGCTAAAGAAGATGAGAAACTAGGCCCTTATAAAGGCAGCTACAAATCTGATGTGTACAAGGACGATGAAGTAGTTGACCCGGAAGCTACCCTAGAGGAAGACGCTGAAGACACTAACCAGTTTGACGATGAAACCATTTCCGTTCAGCCCTCTCAGAATAATTCTGAAGTGCAGACGGAGGAGCATGATTACAAAAAACGTTATGATGATTTAAAGAAGCACTACGACTCCAAACTCCATGAGTGGAGAGAGGAAAAGGAACAGCTTGTTTCTCAACCCGTAGAACAAGAAGCGCCAGAATATGACGCCAATATTGAGAACTTTAAAGAAAACTATCCTGACGTATATAATGTAGTTGAAGCGATTACTGCTAAGAATGCTGAAAAAGAACTTGCTGAACTTCGTGAACAAGTTTCGCATCTTTCTCGGAAGGAAGAGCAGCTAAAAGCTAAAAGTGCTTATCAGCAATTGCTGGCCCTGCATCCTGACTTCTCAGAAATTAAAAAGTCTGAAAAGTTTGCCTCTTGGCTTCAGGAGCAGCCACCTAGCCTTTCAGATGGTATCACGAAGAACAAGGAAGATGTTAAATGGGCTTCCCGCGTTCTTGACTTGTACAAGGCCGATACTGGCTCAAACAAAAAAGTAGGCAGACCTCGCAAACAACAGGCTGCAGCAGCAGAAGCCGTAACAAGGACTAAAGGCATTAATGTTGCTACAGACTCGAATGCAAACAAAAAGGTGTGGACTACTTCAGAGATACGTAGACTCAAACCGCATGAATTTGAAAAAGTTGAATCAGAACTGGATCAGGCTCAAGCGGAGGGACGTATCGTTAATAGATAGACTATAAAGAAAGGACTTGAGATATGGCTGTTTCCGTATCAGCCGGTTATGGTAATCTACCTACCGGTAATTTTCAGGCCGAAATCTATAGCCAAAAGGTTCTTAAGTTTTTCCGCCGTGCGTCGGTAGTCGAAGACATTACCAATACTGACTACGCAGGAGAAATTGAGAACTTTGGTGACACGGTTCGGATTATGAAAGAACCTACCGTTACGATTTCCGCATACTCGCGAGGCTCTGTGGTTACGCCGCAGGACTTGGCAGATGACGAAATCCAGTTGACGGTAGATCAGGCACAGGCGTTTGCGTTTAAGGTGGATGACATCGAAGAGCGTCAGTCGCATGTGAACTTTGAGGCGCTTGCCACCTCTTCAGGTGCGTTTTCGCTGAAACGTAACTACGACAAGAACGTACTTCAGGCCATGATTGACAATGCGGGTATCAAGGGTGCTTCTGGCACGGTTGAAACCGATTCCAATCTTGGTACTTCAGGTACTCCAGTTACGGTTACTGGTTCCGATGCCGGTGATGACGTTGTAAACCTTATGGCTCTTATGGCTCGTAAGCTCGATGAGCAGGACGTTCCTGAAGAGAACCGTTGGTTTGTAGCGCCCCCGCGTGTCTATGAAAACCTGTACAAAGCGGGTGCGAAGATCGTTGAAGTTCAGGTAACGGGTGACGCTAGTTCCCCGCTCCGTAATGGTCTGGTTACGAACCAGAAGATTATGGGCTTCAGCCTCTACAAGTCAAATGCACTCCGTCAGTCGGCGGATGCTACGACTACGACCGACATGGTATCGCTTTCCGGCGTTGGTACTGGTGAGAACATTGTTCTTGCTGGTCACATTTCCGGCATGGCGACTGCCAACTCAATTGCTAAGACAGAAGTTATTCGCGATCCCGATTCGTTCTCGGATGTGGTTCGCGGTCTGCACGTTTATGGCCGTAAGGTCATTCGTCCAGAGGCTCTCTGCCTCGGCATTGTAGATTACAGCTAAGGGGAGGACATAACTTATGGCTACTATTGATCGTACTATTACCGGAGGTGGGACCGTTGGTCATCCTTCGCGTATGCCTACTCCTTATGTGATCACTTCGCAGGTCCACGACACTGCCGATGGCGGTGCGGGTGGAGATGTCGTCCAGTTGGTTGACGTTCCTGCGGATAGCATGATTATTGCCGGTGCGCTTGAAGTTCTTGAAGCGCGTGGTAATGCTCAGGTTACTCTGGATATCGGTATTACTGGTGGTGACGTAGACTGTTTTGTTGACGGTTCTGTGCTTGCTGCTGGCTTTACACCGTTCCTTGAAGCCGCTGTTGGGGCTTCCGGGGCTAACGCTCGTATCCTAACAAGTGCTGACACGATTGACGCCCTCATCCTTGATGCTGGTTCGTCTGGTGAAAGTGCTGCTCGTTTCCGCGTTCACGTTTGCTTGGTTGACATTTCTCGCAACCCGCTTACGGAAGCGGCTACGGTTTCGTCGGGTACGTAAATGTACTAAAGGTTTCTGTGGGGTTCCTTTTAAAAACCCCACCCTTCTTGCTATGATATTGAATTGATGGAGGTCATATGTTTATCAAGCTACTTACTAAAGATGAAGTAAATTTTTGTTTGGACAAAATAGATAGTAACACGTACAAAAGCGGAAAAGAGACTGCCGCTGACTTAGAAAGCATAAAAAGCAATCAAGAGTCTAACAGCGTTCCAGATGAAGTTAGAAAACTCATTACAGACAAATTTTACGATACTCACTATATAGACAGCGTGTATTGCCCTACTAGAGTATCAGTAAACTTTTATAACAAATATTTTAAAGACGACTACTACGATTTACACGTAGATTCTTTTAAGGCTAACCCTAAATCAAAAAATGTATTCTTTGACTATGGGTGGAGCGTAAATTTATCAGACGATTACGAAGGTGGAGAATTTATTTTAGATACTTCAGTAGGCAGGATAGGTAAAAAGCTAGGTGCAGGTGAAGCTGTAATATTTCCTATCATATACCCTCATGGAGTAGGGAAGGTCACTAAAGGTTTTAGACAAAACATAATTGGATGGATGTCCTCTAATGTATCTTACGAACAGTCTTTTATTTTGCAAAATATGTATGAGGTAAATGCTTATCTCATGGAAACTCAAAAGAGCATGTTTACAAAATCAACGCTTGTTCAGATGTATTTAAAGAAAGCTTGGGGTATGTGATATGAAGCGGATTTCGGCGGCGTTGCTTTTTTTTGCAATGGTTTTTATAGCGGTAAAACCAAGCCAATCGCAAGAGGCTTCTAACCTTTGTTTTCCTATAGGTACTATTAAAATTCAAGCTGAAAGTATTGGAGAGTATCCTGCATTTTCTTTCAGAGATTTTCAATACAGCATAACTTTTACAATGTATATAAACCCTGAAACTAAAAGCTACACGTTAACGGGAGTAGCCGACATCAACCCTGATGTTGAATGCGTGTCCTCTATTGGGACTAATTTTGCACCCGCTATAAAAAAAACTAAGGGGATAGACTCTTGACAA